GATCCATTTATTAATTTAAACCCTGAAGAATGAATCATTTTGAAATGTTACCATATACTGCAGGTTTATTTTTTGGAATTATAATAGGATTATTAATATGTAAAAGTTTTTTCAATGATAAATAATGATGCATTACAAGTAATTAAACAAGTAATTGATGAATACAATTTAAAATTATCAATTAGAAAATATGAATATGTTTATCCAAGATATTACCTATTTAATCACATGAGAAAAATGGGATTTACTTTAGAAAAAATTGGTAGATTCTTTGATAAAGATCATGCTACAATAATGCATGGATTAAAAATGCATGAACAATACATGAATAATAAAGACCAAACATATTTAGATTATGTAAGAGCAATACAATATAGATTAGGTACACCTGTTACAAATCCAACTATATTTGAAGATATAATGAATTGCAATAGTTTATCAGGATTAAAAATTATAAAAGACAAGATTAAAGAAAATTTTTATTAAATTTGCCTTAGTTACGCTCTCACAATTAAGTAACATAAAAGTATTATTACCCGATTATTTGAAAGCGAAGTGAGAGCCGTGAGTAAAATGGTCGGGTTTTTTATTACTTTGAAATATGAAAAAATCTTTTTTATTACACATTGATAGTTTACAAATATTAGAAGAACTATCATCAGATCAAGCAGGAGAATTATTTAAAGCAATGTATTATTATCATATTGGAGATACATATGATTTATCTCCACATTTAAAACTTTTATTTATACAATTTAAGAATCAATTTGAAAGAGATGGGTTAAAATATCAGGACACAATAAATAAAAGAAGTGAAGCAGGTAAAGCAGGTGCTAACAAAAGATGGCAAATGCTATCAAATGATAACAAAAGAAAGCAAAAGATAACAAAAATAGCTGATAATGTAAATGATAATGTAAATGTAAATGATATAAATATATACAGGAAGTTTAATCATTTATATATAACTAATGATGAATACAATTCTTTAAAGGTTGTTTATGGTAGTAAAGTAGATGATGTATTAGATTCGATAGAAAATTATAAGGATAATAAAAAATACAAATCTTTATATTTAACTGCAAAACAATGGTTAAAAAAAGAATCTTTAGATTCCATTAAACAACAAAAAAGTCCTGAAGATAAATTATTAGATTACGTTAAATCACAAACTGCAATGTATGATATTAGAAAAAGATAAAGCACGTAATTATTTACATGATTACAAAGATGGAAAAATTGCAAAAGGTTTAGGAATTGGATGTGATTTAGATAATTACATTAGATTTAAAAGAGGACAATATAATGGTATTTTAGGTGGTGATAATACAGGTAAAACATATTTTATGAGTTGGTATATGTTAGCATTATCTTTTAATCATGGTTTAAAGTGGGGTGTATGGATGGATGAAAATTCTGCAGGTCAAATAATGAGAGATATGATACAAATGATTACCAAAACAAGAATAAAAGATTTAACACATGATCAAATAGATTACTATTCAACAATATTAGAAGCATATTTTATTTTTGTAGATAATGAAAAAGAATATACTCCTGATGAATTATTAAAAGTATTTTATAGTATAGATGCAGATGGATTTTTTATTGATCCATTTAACCAACTAAATCATGATATGGAATATAGTAATAATATTAAATTTATACGCAAATTAAAAAGATGGTGTAAAGTAAATAATAAAACAGTTTATTTATCTATGCATCCTGTAACAAGTTCAGGTAGAAAAATAAATGAATATCCAAAAGGACACGAATGGGAAGGGCAACCGATGATACCTAATAAATCAATGGCAGAAGGTGGTAAAATATTCGCAAACATGGCAGATGATTGGATTAACGTACATAGATTACCAAAATTAGATAGCATGAAATATTTTACTATGATAGATATTGATAAAATTAAAGACAAAGATACAGGTGGTGAACAAACACAAACAGGTTTTCCAATCATGCTCTATTATAATTATGGTAATGGTTTTATAGTAAATGGTATTGATCCAATAAATAGATTATAATGGAATTAAAGAAATGGCAAAATGATATTTTAGAAATAATTGATAAACAAGATAAAATGGATAAAGAAATAGCAATTAGTTTAGCTTTTATAAATTTAAATTTAATTTGGAATAAATTAGAATTTAGGAAAAGGTTAGAGCCTAAAAGATCAGTAGGTATAGAGCAACAGCAAAAAGATTTAGATCATGTTAGAATGGTATTGAATTTTATAATTAGTGAAAATCAATCTTTACGTGATAAATTACAGAATACTGAAATAGAATTAATGAAAACACAAAAGAACTTAACCAATTATAAAGAAGTTTATGACTAAATATAAAATTTTAAATTTATACGCTTGTCTTGGTGGTAACCGTTACAAGTGGGACGATGTTGCAAAAGATGCAAATATTGAAATAGAAGTTACTGCGGTTGAATTAGACCCCGAAGCTGCACGTTTATACCAAGAACGTTTTCCAAACGACAAAGTAATAGTTGCGGATGCACACCAATTTCTATTAGACCATTTTAAAGAGTTTGATTTTATTTGGAGTTCACCGCCTTGCCCTACTCATAGTAAAATAAGAATTACACAAAAAAACACCGAAGGTTTTATACATAAATATCCAGATATGGGATTATATGAAGAAGTAATATTTTTAGATAATTTTTTTGAAGGCAAATATGTTATTGAAAATGTTATTCCATATTATGAACCTTTAATATCAGCACAAAAACGTGGTAGGCATTTATATTGGTGTAATTTTAATTTACCTAATATTTTAAGTGAGAGAACATTTAAAATTGGAAGGGAAAGTGATGAAGTCAATGAATTATGTAAATTTCATAATTACGATTTTAATAAATATAAAGGTGAACAACGAAATGATAAAATGGCTCGTAACTTAGTAGACTATGAAGCAGGAAAAACAATACTTGAAACTGCTTTAAATATTTACAAAAAGTCGGACACTAAACAAACATCAATTTTTGATTATGAAGTCTAAAAAATGTCGTTACTGCAAAAACGAGTTTATACCTTACAACTCACTTCAAAAGAATTGTTTTCATGATTTATGTGTAAAAGAGATGATCAAAGAAAAAGAATTAAAACAATGGAAGGCAAAAAAAGCAAAATTAAAAAAGGATGCATTAACTGTTCAGGATTATATAAAGTTAGCGCAACAGGTTTTTAATTCTTATATAAGAGAAAGAGATAAAAATGCTTTATGTATATCTTGTAATAAACCATTAGGTAAAAAATTTGATGCAGGACATTTCTACAATGCAAATAATCATTGGAATGTACGATTTGATGAAAATAATGTACATGGTCAATGTGTAAAGTGCAATCAACATTTACATGGTAATTTAATTGAATATGGTGTTAATCTTGAAAGGAAAATAGGAATAGATGAATTTGCAGTATTAAGGCATAATGCTTATGAAACAAGAAAGTTTACTATTAATGAACTGCAGAACATTATCGAATACTATAAAAAATTAAAAAAAAATATACTTGAATAGTATTTATATTAGATTATTTATTATATTTGTGTATAATTAAAAAATAAAAGATATGGAAACAACAGAAAAAACAATTAAAAATGAAGTTAATGTATTAGGTAATTTAATAGAATTAACTACAATTAATCACAATGTATTTGGAGATGTTTATTTTATTTATGTTAATGGACAAATTCAGCATTCACAATATGGTACAAAAAGATTAGATGTTATTTATAATGAATTTTTAAGTGAAAAATTTGATCTTGTTTATAGTTAATAAAATGAAGTATTATAAAATTACCTACAGATTTAATGATGGCAATAAATGGATAATAGCATTTAGAACATTAAAAGCAAATAGTCCTGAAGATGCCATTAAAAAAATGGATATGTATCCACCTTTAATAATAGATGTATCACTAATTTAAATTTATGTTATGCGAAAAGAAGAAAAAAAACAAGAAGAACAGATACAACATAAAAGTTTGTATCAAGCATTAGCATCTTTTCAACAAGATGTACCACAGTTATTAAAAAATACAAAAGGTTATGGTTATAACTATACAGATTTATCTGAAATAATTAAGATTATTAATCCCTATATGAAAAAACATGGATTAGGATTTTCACAACCATTACAAAAAAAAGAAAATAATGGAATCCGTACAGTTATATTTCATGTTGATACATCAGAAGTATTAGATAGTTACATAGATTTAATTGAAGGTGTACAATTAAAAGGTATGAATGATTTTCAAGTTTTAGGATCTCAAATTAGTTATTTACGCAGGTATGCATTAGTTAGTGCTTTAGGATTAGTATCTGATAGTGATACTGATGCATCAGGTGAACAAATAAAGAAAAAACAAGGATTAACACAAGAAAGATTTAAAAAGGCTTTACAGGCAATTTTAGATGGTGATTATAGTATTGAATTACTAAAAGAAAAATATCAATTAACAGAAGATCAATTACAACAATTAAATGAGATATGAAAATACAGGAGCAAATAATAAATCCAACTTATGGAAATGAATATTGGAAAATATATTTTGAAATTGATCATCATCAAAAAATAACTATTGAACAATGGTATGAAATATATGATATTATAAACAACTATTTAACAAAGGAAAATGATAAAGATTAGATGTAGCAAGTTAGGTGATATAATGACATCAGCTAAAAGTAAAAAAGAACCATTAAGTCAAAGTGCAAAAACATATATGCAAGAATTGTTTTTAGAAAATACTTATGGTATTAAAAAAGAATTTTGGAGTAGATATACAGAAAAAGGTAAAGCAGTAGAAAAAGAATCTCTTGAATTAGCATCAGATGTATTAGATTTAAATATTCCATTTTGGCATTTAGAATCAGAAATACAAGATACTTTTGAAAATGATTACATTACAGGTAGTGTTGATGCATTACATGATAATAAAGTAATTGAAATAAAATCAAGTTTTGATGGTACTACTTTCCCTTGGTTTGAAAATGAATTACCTAATAAAAATTATTATTATCAATGCCAAGGATATTTATGGTTAACAGGTGCAGATCATTGTATTTTAACTTATTGCTTAGTTAATACGCCTGAAGATATAGTAATAGATGAAATCAGAAAAGAACATTGGAAATTAAAACTGATATCAGATGATGAAGAAGTAGAATCATATGTACGTGCTAAACATAATTTTGATCATATACCAAAAGAAAAAAGAGTAAAGAAGTATATCATTGAAAAAAATGAAGCAATATGGGATTTGATAAAGGAAAAAGTAGAACTTTGTAGAGAATATTATAATACGTTAAAATAAATAATTATGAGTTACGATAACACAAACACAGGAGCAATATTTAAGCATCAGAAAACAAAAGAAACACAACCTGATTACAAAGGAAAGTTGAATGTAAATGGAAAAGATTTTGATGTATCAGGATGGATTAAATTAACAAAAGATGGTGGATCATTTTTATCATTAAAGATTCAAGAACCATTTAAAAAAGATGAGATGATTTCATCAAGTGAAAAGATGCGTAGAAACAATTTAGATTTTTAACATGAGATGTATTAATGATGATTTACTACGTGATAAACTATTAAAGATACTTTCAATTAAATCACGTAATCAAGTAGTAAAAGAAATAAAGTTAGCAGGTGAAAAAATGCATCAATATAATATAGATAGATTTATTCAAAGAAAACCTGTATCATTAGAAACTTTAAAGAAATTAGATTTATATGTAGAAAATAGCCCGTTAGTATGACGGGTTTATTTTTTTTATATATTTGAAGATAAATTGAATGATTGGATAAACATATTAGCAAAGTATCATAACGAATGGATAGCAATTGTTAAATCATTTGGTGAACAAAACTACCATGAAGATATAGTGCAGGAAATGTACATTAGATTTTACAATAGTAATTCAAAGGAAAAATGTATTATAAAAGGTGAACCTAATAGAGCATATATCTGGATTAGTTTAAAAAACATCTATTTAACTTATTCTAAATTAAAAACTAAATATCAAAAAGTTAGTATTGAAGATATTAAAGAATTAACGTATTTAGAAGATGATATAGAAAAAGATGAAAGTTGGGATAAAATAAAAACTTTAGTTCAATTAGAAATAAAAACATGGCACCCTTACGATCAACAATTATGGTATGTTCATGTAAAAGAAAATAAATCTATGCGAGATATAAGTAGTGGTGCTAACATAAGTTTATCAAGCATATTTAATTCATTGAAGAACTGTAAAGAAAGAATTAGAATAGCAGTAGGTGAAGATTATGAAGATTATTTAAATGAAGAATATAATTTAATAAAATAAAACATGGCAAGAGGTAGAAAAAAGAAATCAGAAGGATTAGGTGATACAATAGAAAAAGTATTAGATGTAACAGGTATTGGTAAAGTTGCTAAATGGATATTAGGTGAAGATTGCGGTTGTAATGAAAGAAAAGAAAAATTAAATAAATTATTTCCATATAAGAAACCATTATGCCTATTAGAAGATGAATACAATTATTTAGATAATTATTTTAGCCTAAACACTACAAGGTTAAAACCTACAGAACAAAAACAACTTTTAAAGATATATAATAGAGTATTTCAAAGTAGAAATGAACCTACAACCTGTGCAGAATGTTGGAAGGATTATCTACATAAATTGAAAACAGTATATAACGAATATAAAATAGAACAAGATGCCAATACCTAAACCAAAAGCAGGAGAATCACAAAAAGAATTTGTGCAAAGATGTATGGAGGATAATACAATGCAATCAGAATACGATCAAGATCAAAGATTAGCAATTTGTTACAATCAATTTATAGAAGCAAGTAAAGTAAAAGATGAAACTAACTGAAATACTTGATACAATATTAGAAAGTACAAATGGTAAAATAGAAAACTATGCTTTCTTTGTAGGTTACATTTATGAGCAAGAAGCAAAAGAATTAGTTATGTACAAAGGAATTAAAATATATACTTTTACTTATTTAAAATCTTATGATGTAATTTATTACATGGAAGATTATTGTAAGGATCTAAATTTAAATTAATGATAGTAAACATAAACCAAGTAAAAGCAAATCCTAAAAATCCAAGGATTATTAAAGATGATAAGTTTAAAAAACTTGTTAAATCAATAGAAGAATTTCCTGATATGTTAAATAAAAGACCTTTAGTTGTTTTTACTGATGTAGATGGTAAATATGTAGTGTTAGGTGGTAATATGCGATTAAAAGCCTGTAAAGAAATAGGTTTAAAAGAAATACCGATTATAGTTGCAGACGAATGGACAGAAGAACAAAAACATGAATTTCTAATAAAAGATAACGTTGGATTTGGTGAATGGGATTGGGATCAATTAGCAAATGAATGGGATTCTGAAAAATTAGATGATTGGGGCTTAGATTTACCAGTGGATTTTAGCGTTGAAGAAACACTTGAAGTTGAAGAAGATGATTTTGAAGTTCCTGAAGGTGGTATTGAAACAGATATTGTATTAGGTGATTTATTTGAAATAGGAGAACATCGTTTACTTTGTGGAGATAGTACGGATAGCGAACAAGTGGCAAAGTTGATGAATGGACAAAAGGCAAATATGTCATTTACAAGTCCACCTTACAATGCAGGTAAAAGTGAAGCGTTAAGTAATAATACACATACCACGGATAATAAATATAACGAATATAACGATAATCAAACAAAAGATAATTATTTAGATTTATTAATAGGATTTACAAATAATGCAATAATATATAGTAATTATTTAATTTGCAACATACAAAGTTTAGCTGGTAATAAAATCGCATTAATTGAGTATTTAAATAAGTATAAAGATAATTTTATAGATGTTGCAATATGGGATAAAGGACACGGAGCACCTGCAATGGCTGAAAATGTAATGACATCTGCTTGGGAATATATGTTCTTTATATCTTCAAAAGGAAACGCAAGTAGAGCAATACCTAACGCAAATTTTAGAGGAACAGTTCCAAATATATATAGGGGTAAACCACAAAGAAATAATGAATTTTCAAATGTTCACGCAGCAACATTTCCTATTGATTTACCTGAATGGGCTTTGCAATTTACAGAAGAAGGCGATATTGTATTAGACCAATTTTTAGGAACAGGGACAACAATGGTTGCTTCTCACCAACTTAAACGTAAATGTTACGGAATGGAATTAGACCCGAAATATTGCCAAGTAATAATTGACCGAATGAAAAAACTTGACTCAAGTATAGTTATTAAGAAGAACGGAGTTGAAATTAAATAACAGCACAATTACAGCACAATGGGAGCAAAAGATATTGAACAACATAAATTCCAAAAAGGCAAAAGTGGTAATCCTAATGGAAGACCAAAAGGAACAAAGAACCGAAGTACAATAGCAAAGTATTGGTTAGAAATTAATCAAAAGTTAAAAAATCCTTTAACAGGTAATACTGAAACAATGAGCCAAGAAGATTTAATGACATTAGCTTTAATCAAAAAGGCACGTGAAGGAGATGTATCTGCTTATAAACAATTAATGGATTCAGCTTATGGTACTGCAATTCAATACATAGAACAAAATAATATACATAGTTATCCTGAATGGATGGATGAAGATAATGAAGAAAGCAAATCCTAATTATACTTATCTTAAAAAAAATGTACCTAAAAATCGTATCACTTTATTACAAGGTGGTACGAGATCAGGTAAAACATATGCAACTATTTATTATTTGATTTGGTTATGTAGAGAATATCCAAATGCAGGAATGGAAATAGATTTAGTGCGAAATACATTTGCTGCATTAAAAGCAACTGCATGGAAAGATTTTAAAGATATATTAATCAGTTTAGAATTATACAATGCAAATAATCATAACAAAACAGATCACATCTATCAATTATTTGGTAACAATATAAATTATTATGGTGCAGATACACCTGATAAAATACATGGTAGATCAAGAGATATACTTTGGATAAATGAAGCACATCAATTTCCTGAAGATACAATTGATCAATTATTACCAAGAACAAAACATAGAATTATTTGTGATTATAATCCTGCATTACCACAGGAACATTGGTTAGATGATTACATAGTAAAATATCAACCATTAATTACTACCTATAGAGACAATCCACATTTAACAAAAGCACAGGTACAGGATATTGAAAACAAAATAACTAATCCATATTGGTGGAAAGTTTATGGTAATGGTGAACGTGCGCAACCTACAGGTGCAATATTTAGTAATTGGTCAATAGGTGAATTTAAAGAATGTGATATATTAGGATATGGACAAGATTATGGATTTAGTAATGATCCATCTACATTAATTAAAGTATCAATAGATAGGAAAACAAAAACCATTTATTTAAAAGAATGTTTTTATTTAGTTGGATTAAATACAGGTCAATTATTTGAATTGAATACACAGTATGCAGGTAAAAGTTTAATAGTTGCAGATTCAGCAGAACCAAGATTAATTGCAGAATTAAAACAACGCAGATTAAATATCATAGAAACTGAAAAAGGACAAGGTAGTGTAACTGCAGGAATTAGTTTAATGTTAGAATATAACATTGTAATAGATCCTGAATCTACAAACATGGTAAAAGAATTTAATAACTATTCTTGGATAGAAAAAACTAATAAAAGTATTCCAATGGATGCATATAATCATTGTATTGATGCATCAAGATATTTTATTTATACTACATTAAGAAATCCTAATAGAGGAAAATACTATATAAGATAAAAGGTAGCTATTAACTACCTTTCATTGTTGACCTAACCGAGAATAAGAGATATGAACCTAAGAACCTTTGAAAATCGGATTTCAATGCAAATATACAAACAAGATACAAAACAAAAAAATAAAGTTATAATTATATGAAGGTCAAAATACAGATTCCTGAAGATTTAAGTGAAGTTACATTAGAACAGTATCAATACTTGATGAAGATTCAAGATAATGAAGATGATGATGAATTTGCTTCTAAAAAATTAATTAGTGTATTCTGTAAAATACCCATGAAGCAAGTAATGTATATCAATTATGAAAGTGCTATTGAATTATTAGAAAAGTTTAATAAGATGTTTCAGCAGGAAAAAATGATGTATACAACATTTAAATTAAACAATATTGAATTTGGTTTTATTCCTGATTTAGAAAATATAAGTTTTGGAGAATATATAGATTGTGAAAAATACATGGGAGATTGGTCAACTATGCATAATGCAATGGCAGTTCTTTATAGACCAATTAAAAAAAGAAAAGGTGATAAATATGAGATAGAAGATTATGAAGGTTCTATAACTTATGCCGAAGTAATGAAGGCAATGCCATTATCAGTTGCATTAGGTGCCAATGTTTTTTTTTGGAATTTACAAAACGAATTGTTAGAAGGTATGATGGATTATTTAATGAACGAAGTGAAGAAGGAAGTGGATATGAAGATTATAGCGGAATATCTCAATTTACCAAAAGATGGGGATGGTATCAATCAATATATTTATTGGCAAAAGGAGATGTTACGAAATTTGAAGAAATTACCAAATTACCGATCAATCAATGCTTAACATACTTAGTATTTGAAGATGAAAAGACAAGATTAGAAAATGAACAAATGAAAAAACATTTAAAAAGATGAAAGGATATTTTTATGTAATTGATAATTTACGACAAGCATTGGAAGGAATACCAATGGTTAATACAATTACACAAGGAGCATTGGATGATATTGATAATTACAAATCTACTATATTTCCACTATCACATATTGTAGTAAATAATGTAACACCTGAAAATAACATTTTACGATTCAATGTATCTATAATTGCAATGGATATTGTAGATATAAACAAAGATGAAACTACTGATATATTTTTAGGTAATGATAATGAAATAGATGTATTAAATACACAGTTAGTTATTCTTGTTAGATTATATGAATTATTAAGACGTGGATATTTAAATGATTTTATGGAAGTTGATGGTAATCCTACAATGGAGCCATTTACAGAAAGATTTGAAAATTATTTAGCAGGTTTTTCAATGACATTTGATTTGTTAATTCCAAATGAAATGAGTATATGTTAAAAACGCCTGAATTAAATGAAGCATTAGAAAAGTTTAGATCTTATGTTATACAACAGAGTAGATCTAACCTATCCAAGATGCGTAAAAATTCAAGCAAGAATTTGTATAATTCATTAAAAGGAAAAGTTGAAATAAAGAAAGATGATTACCAAGTAATTTTTGAAATGTTAAATTATGGTGCATTTCAAGATGAAGGTGTATCAGGTAAAAATAAAAAATACAATACAAGATTTAGTTATAAATCAAAGATGCCACCTGCAAGTAAATTAGACAAGTGGATTGTAAGAAAAGGAATAGCACCAAGAGATAAGAAAGGTCAATTTATAAGTAGAAAAAGTTTACAATTTTTAATAGCAAGAAGCATATTTAAAAATGGAATTAAACCAAGTTTATTTTTTACAAAACCATATAATGATGGATTAAAAAGATTACCTGCAGAAGTACAAAATGCTTATGGTGATGATGTAGAAAAATATGTAGTAGAAATAATAATGAATTATATACAATGAATAAGATATATGCACGTTCACCATTTATAGTTGAAGTGGATGAAGTAAATCAAGCAGGTAGTAAAATAGAAATCTTTTTATGGAAAGATGGACAAGTTGCACCAAGTTTACCACAACATACATTAAGCAAATTAATTCCAAGTGCTACTAATACTATAAATTATTATAATGTATCTCCATATGTAAGGGAGTTTTTATCTTTTACAGATTATGCAAATGTTTACAATACTGTAGGATTAACTGATATTGATCAATATTGTTTTGTAAAAGTTAAAAGATATAAATATACAGGTAGTGCATACATATTATTAAATACAAGAGAATATATAGGTTTAGATGGATATGGATATTATGAAGATGGAAGTAATCCTGCTTTTCTTGAAAGTTTATTAGATGAAGGTACATATTATTATAATTATAATCCAATAGCAAATTTAGCAACAGAACCACAATATAGAGCAGGACAATTAACTATTGAAGCAGTTGCAGGATACAGTGTTAAATACACTAATTTAGTTACCAATACAATAATTAGTGTTTCTTTTGGTACAGGAACTTTAAATGATGTATATCGAGTTTATCCATTATGGTATGCTGATGGAAATAAAGTTGAAGTATTTGATGATTTATTAAATATAATTGCTACATATTATTTTAGACCATTAAGTGAATGTAGATATGAACCAATACCTGTTGATTTTATAAATAAGCATGGTGCATGGCAAAGAGAATTTTTCTTTACTGCAAGTTTTGATTCATTTGAAACTACATCTAATCAATATCATTTAATGATGCCATCTATTAATTCTTATAATCCATTTATTGGTCAAATGAAAGAATTTAATAAAAATGGTAAAAAAGTTTTAAGATTAAATACAGGAATAAGAGGTGAAGGTATGAATGAATCTATTAAACAACTTTTATTAAGTGAAA